CCTCGCGGTTGTGCTTAACGTCCTCGGCATAGTTGGTAGCTGATACCTGTTCATACCTAGCGCCCATCAGCCTATGATTATCACCGTTATCGAACCGTACATCGAACGCCAACCGAGCCCGTAACGGTCCATGATTAGCCTTGGTATGGGTCAGGTACAGGAGGGATTCTTCCGAGTCCTCATCCTGTTTCTTCTCTATGAGCCACAGATTGCGAGCTGCATTACGCGCATAGACTGAACCATACGGCTTGGACTTAAGCTGTAGGTTGGTGCTTGAAGCTGATTCAGCACTCAGGTGATGTATAACTATGACTGGTACACCCAACGACTTGCAAGAGTTCATAGCCTCAATGATGAGCGACGGGTCAGAGGGATCACCACCTGCCGCCATGCCCATCGAGTCTATGCAAACCAACTCTATGTCATTGTCCGCTACCTCAGACTGTATTCGCTCAATCACTTGGCGAATCGGCCTGTCGGGATTCCTATATAGGATTCCGTTGTCGGGATAATCGATCCCGTTACCCTTTACAAGAGCCTGTAGTCTCTCGCTATGGTTGTCGGCTGTATCTTCCCAGTCATAGTACGCACAGCGTCCAGTACGGGCTGGTTTTACCCCTAATAAAGGCTCTCCAGTGCACACCGACAGCATCAGGGCGAGGGAAAACAGGGATTTACCTGCACTTCCGTCGCCATACAGGATAGAAATACCATCCTGACTGACCATAGGCTCCAGCATAAACGCCGCTTTTTCGTAGTCAACAGCGTGAGATCCTAGGTCTATTAAGGGTTCACCACCATTGCGCCACTCATTTACAGAGCTGTATGCCGCTACCTTCAGTCGATTCAGCCACTCATTACCGTCTATAGAGGAAATGTCAGCCAGTGATTTCGACTGTGATTTCCTAGTAGACGGGCTACTTAAATTTAGCTTCCCGAAGTCCAGCATCCTACCGTTAAGAGTGTATGTGGCCTCAGCAATCAGACCTTCTCTACGGTCCTCAAACTTCTGAAGTTTTACAGCGATTCCATCATCCCACTTATAGGCATGTAAGTCAGGGAGAAACCTCGTCATCATGTTCATCAAATCCATCCCCTATGTGCAAATTAGGGGGCGATTCAGTCGGGCTCTGATCCTCCGATACAGGTACGCTTGGTGTTAACCCGTACTGCACTTCGGTCCCGTCTGAATACACCCCCGTCTCGTAGTAACAGCTATGTCGGCTCCCCATTCCGAAGTCATAGCTGATGCCACCATTTTCAATATCGACCCAGCCACCGCACTCGCATCTGCTAGCCAGTGACGCAGGTCGTTTCCGCCACTCCAAGGCAGTCATAATAGACCACCTATGAAGCGCACCAGTAGCCTCACACCTATCGCGCTTACCCAGCTCAATAGGACCCTTGCATTGGCTACAAGTTTGCGGTGCTAGGCCTGTCCTAGTTGGATAATCCATACTAGGAGGCCAGTTGTTCAGCGTAAACCAGTGTGATGTAGTTCTGACATCGTTCACCCGTCGGCGCTACCACTGAACAAGTATATGCCGACTCGTCAAGCCCCAGCCGTTCCAGTACGAATCCGAACTGGCCCTCAGGCTCGTTTAGGTACATAGTGGCAGGGTATTGCGGGTTCTTCGGGTTCTTACAGG